GTGAACAAAATATGATATACGGATATTTAAGGGTGTCGTCCGATGAGCAGGACGTCAACTCTCAGCGTCAGGGCGTTGAGTCCTTCTGCAAGGAGCACTCGTGGCAAATCGACAAATATATCACCGACGAGGGCGTGAGCGGAGGCAAAGACCCCGACAAGCGAAACCTCGGGCCTCTGTTGAAGCTGGTCACGAAGGGCGACAAAATCATCTGCTCGGAAATATCAAGGCTCGGCCGTGACCTCTACATGGTGATGGATATTCTGCATTTCTGCATGGAGCGTGAGTGCGTCATCTACACCGTCAAGGACAGGTTCGTGCTTGGCGACGACATAAGTTCCAAGGTGCTGGCTTTCGCCTTTGGCTTGTCTGCCGAAATCGAGAGACAGATGATACGCCAGCGTACGCGTGAAGGCTTGCGTCTGAGGATGAAGATGGGCGTGCTCCTTGGACGACCCATCGGACGGGCCAACAGCGATGAAGCTCAGAAGTATGGCGCATGGAAAGACAAGCTCAAGCAGATGGTTGAGTGGCAGATGGGACCCCGCCAGATAGCAAGGGTAATAGGCTGCGACAGGAATACCGTCAGCCGACTTGTGCAGAGATGGGGATATGCAGACCAATGGGATTACAAATCAGATTGGGCAAAGCATGACAGTGAGCGACGCGCTGAAAAAAGAAAGCCTACCTACAAGGAGGGCGACTACTCCATCGTACCGCTTGACCGCGAGAAAACCATCTCACTGATTAATGCTGACCTGACTATTCCTCAGATTGCTGAACAGATGCCTAACTTCACCTACGAGCAGGTCTATGATACCATCCTCTGTGATGCTGAGTTCAACGATTTGTACAGAAAACACGGACAACTAAAGGTAAAGAAATGCAGACATTAAAAGAGTTATGGAACGCCACCTGCCTTTCGGCTGGCATTCCGACCATCAGTACCGATACGGCTGCAAGGATAATGGCAGTCACGTATGCACATGGAAACAATGAGGCGTTTGTCCTTAATCCCAATTTCGTCGCAGATCTCGACTATATCTGCAAGCGGTTCCATATTCATGGAGCAGGGACACCGAATGCTGACTTTGCTGAATTGCTTAGGAAGTATGTAAGCGAACTGGAGACTTTCGAGAAAGCGCATGAGGGGGAAGGCTCACAGGGCGGAGCGCTTTTCAAGCCGCACGTACCGCAATGGGCGGTTGATTTGTTCAAAGATAGATACAACATCAAATTGATCAATTAGACAAATTATGAAACTTCCCTGGATACGGGCATTGTTTTGAAGGATTATGCATTGCGGCAAGACATAAGAGGATGGATATATCTGAAAGACATTACTAATTCTATAACTAAACTAAAAAAATGAAGATTGCAGAAATTGAACCGTACATTGACTCACTTCAGTTGAAGAAGCTCGAGGTGAAGTTAGAGCAAGGCAGAGAGGTAAGGATGTTTATCTGTGCCGACAACGTCACCGAATACAGCGAGAGAGTATATGGTGACATCGTCGTGTTCGACAGCGAAGGCCATGCATGGAAGCTTGACAATCAATGCTGGCAGAAAGAAAGCGGTATAGATGTCCAAAAGGTAGCCGTCATAGGCGACCAGGCAGCCTATACCCTCAGAGCCAATAACATTTTTATGAAGCGGGTGAAAAGCCTCGACTACAAAAGCGATTGGAGATGACGTATAGAAAGATCAAGAAGGCCTTTGTAAAGAGATTCGGTGTTATAATGACGATTAAGCTATATCGCAAGAAGGACGGGAAATGTAACATCAAGGCATCGAAGAAAGTAACAGCATCCAATATGAGAAGAATGCTCATATTAAAGGAGGCTAAAGGAATTATGTCGTATTTTGCAACAGATAAATAGTCAGCTAATTTTGCCATGCGACTTTCAAACATTTATCATGATCAGCAACAGAACCATAGAACAAGTACTCAACCGGGCCAACATCGTCGATGTGGTTTCGGAATATGTTCATCCGCTGAATAAATCCGGAGTGAACTATAAAGGATTGTGTCCGTTCCACTCCGACCACAATCCCAGCTTTATCATTTCTCCAAGCAAGAATATCTGTCATTGCTTTGTCTGTGGCAAGGGTGGAACGCCTGTAAATTTCATCATGCAGGAAGAGGGCATGACCTTTCCGGAGGCCATCCGGTTCTTGGCCAAGAAGTATGACATCGAGGTCGAGGAAGATAAGGCACAATATACAGATGAGCAGATTAAGGAGCACAAAAAGAAGGAAGCGATGTACATCATCTATGATGCCGTCGCCAAGTTCTACAGAGAACAGATAAAGGTCGATACACCCAAAGCAAAAGCGGCATTGGCATATGTCAACAAACGCTGGAACAGCCGTATAGAGACGACAGAAGGACATGGTAAACTCAAGAAAATCGTCAAGCGAGAAGATGAAGACCGTGACTTCACTGAGATTAAAGAGATTGGCTATGCTCCGGACTCATGGGACACTCTCGTTCAGTTTGCCAAGGCAAAGGGTTACGATCTGAAGCTGATGGAAGAAGCCGGCCTGATACAGATGTCGAAGCGCGGCAACTATATCGACTTCTTCCGTGACCGCATCATGATACCGGTGACAGACCGTTGGGGACGTGTGATAGCATTCACCGCTCGAACCATGGTAGAAGAGCCTGGCATGATGAAGTACCTTAATAACAAGGACTCCTTCATGTTTCATAAAGGCGCAGAGATCTTCGGACTCGATATCGCACGAACGGTAGCACTCCGTGAGGGAAAGGTCTATTGCGTCGAGGGAGCTCCTGATGCAATGAAGCTACAGTCACTCGGCATTGATAACACCATCGCAGCCCTCGGAACGGCATGGACGCAGGAACATTTTGCCAAGCTCAAACAGCTCTTTGGCCATACGGCCAATGCAACGATCTGCTGGATCCCCGACTCTGACCAGACACCGCTCAATCCTATAGGCCCCGGTTTCGCCGCTGTGATGAAAAACGGCAGGACGGCCATGGAGAACGGGTTCCGCGTCACCGTGAAAGAGATCAAGCAGAAGAGCAAGGGTTTAAAGGCTGATGCTGACTCTGCCATCACATCCAAGGCTGCACTTAAGGAGATCGAGGAGGAAGATTTCCCAGTGTGGTATGCGGAGAAGGTATTGGAAAAGGACGACAATACAACAGAGCGGACAGAAAAGATTAAAGATGTCTGCTCACTCGTAATACTTGTAGAAGATGAGTACACGCAGAATGCGCTCATCGAGAAGCTGGGCAACAAGTATGGGGGCAAGAATATCTGGAGATCGGCGCAGAAACAGGCCATCAAGGACAGAGAGCGCAGGAAGGCAGAAGCCATCAGTAAGCGTGGCGACATAGACCTGCTAAAAAACTATGGATTCTATGAGGAGCACAACTGCTGCTATTCGTCCAAGGGTGACCAGTGGAGCAACTTCACCATGAAGCCACTCTTCCACATCAAGGACCCATATAACTCGAAACGTATCTATAAACTTGTCAACGTCAACCACGAGGAAGCCTTGGTGGAGATGAAAGAGGCAGAGATGAACTCTCTGCAGAACTTTCGGGAGCGGGTCGGATCAATGGGAAACTTTCGATGGAAGGCCGGCCCTGTGGAACTCTCGGCACTCGGCGACTATCTCTATGACAATACCGAGACGGCAACAGAGATCAAGCAGCTGGGATGGAACCAGTCCGGATTCTTTGTCTGGGGTAATGGTATCTTCAAGGACGGCAAGTTTATGAAAGTCGACGACTATGGCATCTGCCGTATCGACCGCTATGACGATAATGGCAACATCAAAGGTACAGACAACTACTATCTACCAGCCATGTCGAAGATCTACACAGAGCGCAAGGATATGTTCAAGTTCGAGCGGCTCTTCATCTTCGATGACAACCACTCGAGCATTTCTCTGCCTGACTATTCGAGGATGATGGCCACGGTATTTGGCGACAATGCTAAAGTTGGCCTGATGTTCCTCTTTGCGACGCTGTTCCGTGATATCATCGTGAGCTACACCAAAAACTTCCCTATCCTCAATCTCTTTGGTCCGAAGGGTAGCGGAAAGTCTGAGCTCGGACACACGCTGATGTCCTTCTTCATCAAAAACAATACGCCGCTCAACATTCAGAATGCCACCATTGCTGCATTGGCCGATGCCATTGCCCAATGTTCTGATGCCTTGGTCCATATTGATGAGTACAAAAACAACATCGACCCGGTGAAGATAGAGTTTCTCAAGGGGCTTTACGATGGTACTGGCCGTAGCCGTATGAATATGGATCTCGATAAGAAGAGGGAGATAACGTCAGTAGACTCAGCCGTGATCCTCTCAGGGCAGGAGATGCCGACCGTGGATATCGCGCTTTTCAGCCGTACCATCTATCTGACTTTCGACACGACAGTACACGACCGGGAAGCCAAGCAGAGGTTCAATGAGCTCGCTGTCATCCGGAAGATGGGCGTGAGCCATCTGACCAACGAGATCCTATCCCACAGAGCAGAATTCGAGAATGAGTTCTATCAGACCTACAACGAGGTAAGCAGTGATATCGCAGCCGGACTACAAAGCAATGAGGTGGAAGACCGTATATGGCGCGACTGGTCGGTGCTGCTGGCCACATATAAAGTCCTCGGTGAAAAACTCAATATGCCATGGTCATACAATGAGATGAAGACCATCACCATCGACGGCATAGTAAGACAGAACAAGGAGTGCGCAGCTTCAAATGAGATGGGCACGTTCTGGGATGTCTTCCAATATATGAAGGAGATTGGATATATCTACGAGGGCAGTGACTACAAGATCAAATACATCGACTCTTTGTCTACCAATCTTATCAAAGACCGCAAGTTCCCCACGACAACGGCCATCTTGATGATAAGGCCTAAGAAGATCATACTGCAATACAAGCGGGCCGCAAAATTGACAGACTCCAAGGCTATGAACGAGCGGAGCATCAGGTTCTATCTGCAGACATCGCCGGGCTTCCTTGGCAGTAAGTATGGGGCTGAGCGGTTCAAAATCATCACGGACGGAGTGACTAAGAAAAAAGAAATAGCAGCGGGGAAGTGGATAGATATTGAACAGACTGACCATCCGTTCTGCTTCTACTACGATACGCTGAAAGACAAATTTGGTCTCAACCTTGAGACTACAACGGAAGGCGTCGATGACGACGACGACACTCCTTTTTAAGAGGGGGATTAACCAGATAAATGTTTGAAAAGCTGACGCATGAGGGTGCTGCACCGTGAGGTGCGGCACCCTTTTTTCGTAAATTAGAGTCAAAAACGGCTTTCCCGCGCGTATACCATTTTTGCACAGACACGTCAGACACATTCAGACACAAAATTATATATATCTAATAATCAATAAGATACGAAATAAAAAATATTGCACACCCCTATTTTTGTGTCAGACACATTCAGACACATTCAGACACAAACTGACACAAAACCTCTCTTTAGACACGAATCAGACACAAATCAGACACATTAGACACAAGTCAGACACAAGAAATATAGCATTATATATCTGTTAATCAGATAGTTACAAATTTGTGGAAATTTGTGTCTGATGTGTCTGACCAGAAAACACGTTCATGCCTAAAAACGCGTTTTTCGGCAAAAAACAGATAACGCTATGATAATCAGACAATTAAAATGATTCAATACCGATAATAACTCTAAATAGTCTACATAAAAACAGAAGAAATACCGAATATATGCGGAATTTTCCCTAAATTTGCCATTAAAAACTAAAAGTCATGAGCAATATACAGATCTACATCAAGCTCCCGGAATACGAACGTCAATGGTGCAGACACCATTTCGGTGAACCATGTACCTTTCCGAATCAATCGAATATCAACAGCGTCATCCGCTACTTCACGAAGAAGCGTCCGGAGGGAGCAGAGGTAGAGACAAAAAAGGAAGGAGAGCTTGCCATATGCATTCCGGATTCGCAAAGCAAGGATCCATATTATTACAACTATTTGACGGCACCAGGCAAAAAGGCCATTGCCGAAGCCATCAACGACATATTCACCAAACAGATGTTCGAGGATCTGTCCGCTATCCAGTTTCGGGCCATACCGCTCACGCTCATCATTCGTGACTGGATGGCTACAAACGGAATCAGCTACGAACAAGAGCACAACATCATACAAAAATACACGCGCATTAAGGATGCCTACCGCAAATGCGGAGTAAATATCAGCCGTGGCTATAAACATGAGGATATTGGGATGAACCGCAGAAAGAGCGTGAAGAAACGTTAAATAAAAAGCGATTTGCCATCCACGAGAAAACCTTATTTTTGAATGGTAGAGATAGTACGTGATACCCCGTGATAGGAAGAGATAAGGAAAGAAACGAGAAATTGTATAATTTACAAGTAATAAGTCTATGATCCAGAATTTGATTAAAATTGAGGAGTGTGACTGTAGCGAGCTCCTCAATGCCGGCATTTTTGCAGAGCAGAAATGTCTTCTGACCGCAAATGTTAATTTTGAGGAAATTAACACTGTCGGGAACATACAGGTGTCTGATGAGAGCAGCTACGAAAACAACGAGCTCATATGGACGACCACCATTACTTATAAGGTGAAGACAAAGGCACCACAGGCATGGCGGCGCAAGGCCTTCCGGATGACGGCCATCGATGGGAAGAAGTATCTGGTAGGCACCGGCGAGCGCCCCTTCCCAGTCATCAAGGAGAGCAACCCATATCCCGATAAGCCAACAGGCACCACACTGATGAGTGTCACTGTAACGTGGAAATCGCGACATGGCTTGATGGAAATAATTGGGTAAGTCGTATTTTCTGTAATTACACCTCGCTTGTAACTTTGTGGAAAACAACAAATAGAGGCAATCTGTTTATGAAATACGACTACTATATAACCGGTGTCATCGGTGAGGAGTATGACTGGTGGACCGGTGAGAGAGGCACTACTGCCGACATGGTGAAGGATTTCCTCGACAGCCACAAGGACAAGGAAGTCAACATCCTCGTCAGTTCTCCGGGCGGTCTCCTAGATCAAGGAATGACCATCGGTGAGTTGATAGCGGCTCATGGCCAGTGCAACATGTACATCGTGGGTATGACGGCCAGTGCCGCCACTCTCCTTTGCATGAAGGCCAAGACCGTCAACATCGCTACAGGCTCTTTGATGCTCATCCACAACAGCAGCCTTGACATCGGCTTCTATGGCTCGGCCAACAAGCAGGCTATCGATAAGCTCGTGAGCAAGTTCCAGTCAAAACGTGACGAACTCGACACCTATGACAAGGCCATCGCTTCGCTCTACTCCTATCGGAACCATAAATCCATCGAGGAGAACATGAAGAAGATGGATGAGGAGAAATGGATGCTTGCCGACGAAGCCAAAGACTTTGGCATCGTGGATTCCGTTTTTGACGATGAGCAATCGACTGCTGCTGCCAAGAACGTCAGAAACCGCGCTGCTGCGAAGGCTGGATTCACCGAGCACTTCGCCCTTCCCAACATTCCAGTCTCCAAAGACAAGGGATTCTGGAAACGGTTCCGCCGTGACCTCGGCGGCATCGTGGGACTCGTGAACAACATCGCTCCAATCGAAGATAATAACAATCAGACAAAAACTCAGACAATGAAGAAAATCGTAAAGAATTGCATGTGTGCCATCTTGGGCGTCACAGATTTCGAGGCTACTGACGACGGTAAGGTGACGCTTACCGATGAGCAGCTGCAGAAGGTAGAGGATGGACTGAAGGCAAAGGACACTTCCATCGACAACCTCACCAAGGAACGCGACGAAGCCAAGAACGCACTCACCACAGCCGAGAACGCAAAGGCACAGGCTGAGAAAGACAAGAAGACAGCCGAGGACAAGCTGGCTGATCTTCAGAAGGAGTTCGACGCTTACAAGAATGAGCAGGGCGACTCATCGAAGGCCCATGCTAAGGTAGAGGATGGTGACACGCCGAAGAATGCCAAGGAGCTTCTCGATGATGTCAAGGACCTCCTCTAATGAATAACATCATAGACTATTTTTTTGTAAATGGCTAAAATCACTACAATGACACCTGACGAGATGGTGTCTAAAATCACCCCTGAGCTTCTGGAAGAGAGCTGTCAGCAGTTTCAGTCTGAACTCATCCAGATGCCCATCGTAACGATGCAGCAGTCAGGCACTGCGCAATACATCACCATCGTTCCCGGTGTCCGCAACCAGCTGACATGGGGCGAGCTCGACGGTGATGCTCAACTTGCGCCATGGAGCGACAGTAACGAGGACGACGACAACTCCAAGATCGTTGGACGTACGCTCGTCGTCTATCCCGGCAACTGCGCAAAGAACTTCAACCCGATGCCTTACTTCCACAGCATCTATGGACAGAGCATCGCCCTCGGTCAGGCCATGACCGCCAACACCATCGCCCGCAAGGTTGCCACCATGCTGTCAGCCAAGATTGGACAGCACCTCGACCGCGACGCCATTTGGTTTGGCAAACGCGACCCCAAGGGCAAGACGACAAAGGATCTCTTCGACGGCTTTGATACCATCATCCTCGCGGGTATCACGTCCGGTGACATCTCCGTAGAAAAGGGCAACCTCCTTGAGGTGGCTGCCATCAACGAGACCAATGCCGTTGACACGCTGAAGAAGATCTGGCGCGCTGCAGACCCGTCCATCAAGGCCAACGGCGCCTTCATGTATCTGCCGCCTGAGATCTATGACTTCTACGTCGACGACTATCAGACCCGCCATGGCAACGTGCCTTACAACACATCTTTTGACAAGGATACGTTGGAGGGCTCACGCGGCAAGTGCAAGTTTGCCGTCCTCGATAACATGGCTGGCTCCAACCTGATCAAGGTCACCAAGAAAGAGAACTTCCTTCTCGGTACCGACATCAACGCTCAGGAGAATCAGGTCAACATCGCCAAGTATAAGTCATGGAGACTGACCTTCGAGTATGCAGGAGTCTACGGCGCTCAGGTGCGTACCTTCTCCAAACAGGCATTCCTTACCGCCCGTGTGGCCAAGGCTGCTGCTGGTACCGGCGCATAAACCATCACGGTGGCTGACACGCTCAGCCACCGTTCAATAATAACACTATAGACAATTTCCAAAAATGAGTGATTGCACAGTAAATAAAATGTACGAATCCATCGATGCTTGCCCCGGTAAGAAGGTCATCGCAGGTATCAAGCGGCGCGTGTACTTCATTCCAAAGAGTGACATCGCCAATTGGCCGAAACTTCCGGATGTAGGTAGCGAGGATGCAAAGAAGATGGGGGACCTCGCTACGTATGTCGGCAACTTCACGCTGAAAGCCGAAGCTTATTGGAGACACTTCGACTTGAAGGACAACTCATCAGGCGTGACATGGGAGACTGCCGGTGAGGTCGGCTCTCAGATCGTCAACAACCAAGCTACGTTGGTCATGGTAGGACCTTCTAAGGAGATCATCGGATTCCAGCGTCAGTGCAAGAACGATGACCTTGTGTATGTCGTTCAGGAGAAAGACGGTGGTTTCCATGTGCTCGGCAACAAGGATATCTATGCCACAGACAGCAAGCCGAGTGGTGACCTCGGTACGGAGATCACAGGCGCTAAGACCTGTACCGTTGCCATTCAGGTCTACGACGATTGCCCGGCTCCATACTATGAGGGTGACCTGCTCCTTTCCAAGGACACCAAGCTCAACTGCGCCACTGGAGAGGAGGAAGCCGTGCCAGCTGCGTAAAAGAATAACTGACAGGATTTCTTTTTCCATAATAATTTAGAAGTGTATTGGGGTGGCCGCGGCAGTGATGCCACGGCCATTTTTTATTAACTGAATAAAAGAAAAGATATGGACAACAACTTGACCATGAAAATGGGTGCCTTCCTGAAAAAGGAAAAGCCATCGGACAAAGAGATTATCGATGCTGCTGAGATGCTGTTGCAGCTCGATCCGGGACGTGAGCGTGGCATCTATAACTCTACTTGTCAGCGCCCGCAGTCTTTGCTGCCATGGGTGCGTGCTGACTTGCAGAAGTTCTACAAGATCCGCGTCGCGGGCATCACCAATGCCGAGGTCGGAAAGTATATTGAGGAAACGGAAAAGGTCGTCCTTGAAGACCTGCAACAGAAGCCGGAAGGTATCGAGGTTGGCACAACCGACAATCCTGCCGTCACGTCTGAGCGCGGTAAGCGCGCCGACCATGATACGCTGCCCGCCAACATCAAGGCACTCTGGGATGACAACGCCAAACGCTGGCAGAAGATGCGCGAGCTTCACAACCAGCTGGCGTTGATGGTGGCCAAGCCTGGCTATCAGCAGTGCGACGGATATGAGCTCTGCTATACCCTCAGACAAACCGACAACGCGCTGCGAAACGCCTACAAGCAATATGATGACTATAAAGTGCCGGATCATCCCGAGACGCCGGAGGAGAAGGCGCAGCGTATCGTCAAGGAAGTGGGAGCAGCACGCACCTGCATCAGCCGTACACTGACAAAAGAGGAGCTCGCTGACAAGGATGTCGACAAACTGCAGGAGGCTGTCAATACGCTTATCGAGAACAAAGCGAATATAAAGCCGGAGACCATTGAGAAGTTGAAAGCCGCCGGCGTAACCATTCCGGAAGGCAATGAGCAAGGGACGGCCGATTGATGAGATGCTGAAACCGTTGGCCGGGAATCCCATACAGGCTTATCTCGGCAACGGCCTGCATACGCTCGGACTGCTCCACTGGATATTGTCGCAGACCGGAAAGGCTGACGTGTGGGTGTCCTCCTACTCTACCTCGGAAGCATTCCTCAATGGCTTTATGCTCATGAAGATGAAAGGGACGATAGGACGCTCCATGGTACTGCTCGATCAAAGAGCTGTCAAGAAGACCTTGAAACTGGTGGGTGAGATGAAGATGGCCTTCGACCATGTCTTCTTCGGGCAAAACCATTCCAAGATAGTGCTCGTTAAAAACGAGTGTTGGCAGGTGGCTGTGGTCACCTCGCAGAACCAGACCTACGGCGACAGGGCGGAGAGATCGATTATCACTACCGACTCTGGAGTCTTCGATGTTATCATGCGGCAGTTTGTCGAGCTCGCGGGGAGAAATTCTGTAGAATTCATTATCAACGACAACGATGAAACCGAAGGATTTGAAAGATTACTTTACGGGCACCATCATATCGGGGGCACAGCTCCTCGACACGGAGGAGATGGAGACAAAAGTGGAACATCTTGCGATGCTTCTCTTGACACCGGAACAGATTGGGAGCCTTTTGGAGTTTGATGAGCAAACTGTGGCGGAGTTCCACAACCCTTATTCCCGATGGGGGAAAATCTACCGCAAATGTCTCGCCCGCAAGGCCAAGGATCTGCATGAGCAGACCATGAGACTGGCCATGGTTGGCTCGCCGACAGCCGTAGATGCTGCCAACGAATGGCTGCGGCAGGCTAAGAACAGTATTGAATGAGAAACGACATTGACATCTATGCTGACAACATGATGTTGTCAGAGCAGGAACTGAAAGCCAAGAAGCTGCAGCAGTCGGTCATCGACCGCATACTGCGGCTTCGGGACATACATGCCTACATGCTCCGCAATCCGCTGAAGAAAGACCGAGAGTATGTAGACTATATCGTGTATAACTCCGCTAAGCTGGGAAATGGCGGTGAAGTCACGCGACGGACGGCCTACAGCGACCTGGAGATTCTTCATGCACTCGTGGGGACGCTGGAGAAGTGCACAAAGGAATGGCACCGGTGGCGGCTCAACAACATGATCATGGAGGGATACAGCATTGCCGTAAAGAAAGAGGATGCTGCAGCCATGGCAAAGCTGATCAATGTCTATGGCAAGTACAATCAGCTCGACAAAAACGATGAGAAGGATGCGAGGTATGATGAGATTCCTAAGATTACCTTCACCTTCGATCCGACCGTGCTTGGATTCAAGCCTATCCCCAACGTGGCCAGTGTCATCGACAAACTCGTCAAAAAATACAGCGGTTCTAATTACGAGGATATCGAAGCTGATGCCGAGGTTATCGAGGTATCGACCAATAATGTACCGGACGATAAAACTAAGAAACTGGAGGTGAAGGATGCAGAGTGAGCAGCAGCAGTATCTCAACAGGGGACAGGCCTATGTCCTCGCAATGAATACCAAAGATATCACCTGTGTGGCTGGCCGTGGATTTGGCAAGGGACTGATATGTGCCTCGCTCCTGCGTCGTAATTTCGAGCAGATGCCCGGCAGCAACACAGGACTCGTAGGACCTAACTCAAAGAGACTTTTTACGAATATCATCCCGTCGTGGGATGAGCATCTCCGACGCTGGGGCTTCGTGCCTGATGTTCACTACACCTGGGGCAAAAAGCCTGCAAAGGCGTGGGGATGGAAAGAGCCTATCATCGCACCGATGAACTGGGAGAATACATTGAGCTTCTGGAATGGCTCAATAGCTACAATTATATCGCAAGACAGGAAGGGAACATCTAACTCAAAGTCGTTTGATTTTCTTCTGATAGATGAAGCAAAGTTCGTCAACTTTGAGCAATTCAAAGATGAAACCCTTCCTGCCAACCGAGGCAACAACAATATCTTTGGGCATCTCTATTTCCACCATGGCATTGCCAAGTTCTCGGACATGCCAGCAACAAAGAAGGGCTCGTGGTTCCTCAACGACCGTGAGAAATGTGATCCTGCAAAGGTGCAGCTGCTTGAAGGCTTACTGGCCTCGTATGCGGAGCTGCGCAGGCAGGTCAATGACATGATCAGTGAGGGGAAGAAGCCGGACGCGCAGACTGCCTTCCGGCTGCGACGGCTTTCAAAGGTCATCAACCAGCTGCGGGCCGACACGCTGCTCTACAAGGAGTTCTCATCTATCGAGAACCTGGAGATCCTCGGAGAGGACTTCATACGTCAGTGTAAGCGCGACATGCCGCCTGCCACCTTCCGCACTACCATCCTCTGCAAGCGCGTCGAGCACTCAGAGGACAGCTTCTACAATGCCAAGACCGATGCCAATCTCTACCAAGCGGCCAATAACTCTTACATTGATTCCATTGGCTTCAACATGGAGAAGCTCCGACATGCAGACTGCCGGTTCGACGGGGATCTGGACTGGACGGCTCCGCTATGGGTGGCATTCGATGCCAATGCTAACATCAACTGGATGGTGGTGGGACAGCCCGGCAAGGACATGAAGCTGCGCGTGGTCAAGTCGTTCTTTGTCAAGTACGAACGCCGACTCCCCGAGCTGGTCGATGACTTCTGTACATATTACGAAAGCTTCAAAAAGAAAGAGGTGGTTTTCGCATACGATGCCACCTTTGTCGGCAACGACTATGGCCGGAGTGCCGAGGGATTTGCCGACACAATCAAATACTGCTTCATCAAGCATGGGTGGGTCGTGCAGGAGGTGTATATCGGTTCTCCGTGGCGTCATCCTGTCAAGCAGAGCCTGATCAACCGTATGTTCCGGGGTGCTGATACCAAATATCAGATTCTCTTCAATGAGGAGAATAACCCGGATCTGCTCAACAGTATCGACGGAGCCATGTCGGTCAATGGATCCAACAACAAGGATAAGTCTGAGGAGAAAGGACCGGAAACGGAGGAGTCGCCGCTTGAGAGCCGCACTGACGGCTCTGATGCCTTCGATACTCTCTGTATCGCTGTAGAGGCCGGACCCATGCCGTCGTTTGTCGGTGGCGGGGATGCTGGAGTTGTATAAATGTTAAAAGCCCTGACACGGCTCAGTGTCGGGGCTTTTTTCATGTCAGCCTGCCACCGGCCGCAAATGTGGCGGGGGATATGTAATTGCATCGTCACACTGTCATGCTGTAATCGGTAATTGCTGCTACATATACCGCTGCTGCAGACCTCTGTAATTACGGTTAAGGCGTAGGGCGGTGCGGGGTCAATTCCGACGGAGTCGCTTTTTGAAAAAGCGACGGAAAACAAAAGACGCTGAAAATGGCTGATTTAGGCTATTTGGGGTGTTCACAAGATTATCTCGGGCGGCGGGGCGAGAATCTCTAAGGCTCTCGAACGGTTCTCGAAGAAATTGTTGAAAAATGCCGTGAATGAGATGGAATCTGCTAATGTCGGAATGATTTGCAGCCGTTGGTGGAGAAAATGGTGGTGGAAATGGTGGTGAAATGATGGGAAAGTGGAATTTATTCTGCAAAATACCTCATTTATGCGGAATTTTAGCTATCTTTGCAGCAGATACCAAGATAACGTAGGATCCCTTTCATGGTATCCGATCATATATAGAAGGTGTTGGGGGCGGATGCAAAGATGATAGGGCCCAGCAAGCCGCCCCCATTTGCATTGAATCAGTTACTTAGCCATCCATAACGTAGTTGTGTTTATCAGTGTCATCAATAGGTATAAAATTAAAATACATAGGAATACCCTTTCCGCAATTTAGTGAAGTTCATAACGATAAATTAGATTAAGCAAATGATTTGAGTAACAGGAAGGCCGGTTTTCGTGAGAAAGCCGGCCTTTGGCATTGGTGAAATGTTAAATCTTTCATTTACTATCAAAATAAATAGTCTATTTCTTGTATAGTATCTAAAAAGATAGTATCTTTGCAGTGTTCAAAAGAAATACAGTAACAATGAAAAAACAGAAATTCAAGATGGAGCTCTCCTTTGAGGAGAAAGAACTGATTGAGTCAATCAGAAACTATTGCAACAGTTACCCTAACGGCTATCCACAATTACTGGAGTTTGCGCAAGATCTCTTCGACAGAATTACGGATATGCCAAAAGATGATTAACAAACAACGGCTCTCCTTTCGGGGAGAGCCTTAAAAAGAAATAATTATGGAAGCAGCAGTGAAACAAGCAAACAAGATTACCGACATGAAGGCTCGGATGAGTGACATCTATCTCGCCGTTTCATGGAGGGAGATAGCACGCACTTACTTTGATAAGTCGGTGCCATGGTTCCAGCATAAGATGTATGGCATCGACGGCAATGGCGGTGTGGGTGGCTTCACGGAGCAGGAAGCCGGACAGCTCAAGGGAGCACTTCTCGACCTGAGCGAGCGCATCCGCCGTGCAGCAGAGAATATTCCAGCCCCGGCCACTGTATAGCCGTTTTGAACAAAAGCCGCCGCCGGGCTGGCGGCGCAACATTTTTGGTGCTTCGATAAGCACGATTTCATAAATTAATGAACTTTTGGAGCCTCCTGCGCGTGATGCGTGGGAGGCTTTTTCTTACTAAACTTTTTGGAATATCAATGCTTTTTCTTACTTTTGCCAATGCTTAATCAAATTAAATATATGAACGATCTAAATTTTACAGCAATCGACTTTGAGACAATGACCGCAGAAAGAAGCTCAGCCTGTGCCATTGGACTCGTCAAAGTTGTTGATGGCGTAATACTTGAGAAGTATTACACCCTTTTAAAGCCAATTCCCGATGACAGAGAAGCAACAAACAGTCTTATCAATGGCATCACGAGAGAAATGGTGCAGAATGCACCCACATTCAAAGAAGCTTGGGGTAGCATGGAACCATTTATCAAAGGACAACACCTTGTAGCACACAATGCAGCATTCGATGTCGATGTGTTAAGTCATCAGTTGGACTACTATGGAATAGATGTGCATATTGGATGGCCAACGGACACTTACAAGATGACTGGTAAGCCACTTGAGGAAACCTGCAAGGAGATGGGGATCCCTCTTGAAAGTCATCACGACGCTTTGTGTGATGCGGTGGCCAGTGCAGAGATATATCTTAGACTGAATGGGAAAGAGATTCTCCGGCCATTAGAGATTAAGTTCAAGCATGATAAGGCAAAGGAACTGAGCAAGGAAGCCAAGCAGCCGCTGGCTGCAGAGGATGTGAAGAATAAGAATACGTCCTTTTTCCAGAAGAAGGTCGTTTTCACAGGGAACCTTGATTCATTCCCACAACGGGAGATTGTGGCCGAGTTGCTACGGGAATATGGAGCTGATATCAATAGCTCTATATCTCGAAAAACCGATATCGTAATTGTCGGTAGAGGAGCAGGCCCGTCAAAGATGAAGAAGATACAAGAGCTTCAGGAAGGAGGCTATGGTATAAGAGTCCTTCACGAGCATGAATTTCTTCAGATATTAGAAGAAGAAGCGCAAGTTCAAGATAGAACTGCAA